TGGTTTCCAAGATCGCGCAGGGCCCGATGACACTCCTTCGTCCGAAGTGCACCCTATAAAAGCGACAATTGACGGAATATATGAGCTGGTATCCGATATGGAACCAGAAGATGTAAAAGATATTTTTCAAATTGTGTTTGAGAGACTTCCAGGTGTTGAATTGTTGAGCCCTGGAGATGAAGAATATCCAGAACAAAAGCCTCCAACAGAATATGTTAGAGGTGCTATGGGCCGTCCAAAGGTTGGTTTTGATATTGGTCTTGATGAAATTAAAAAATTAATTAGAAAAGTTTTAACTGAGAGTGTATGAGTTTTGAACTTACCAAAAAACAAAAGTTTCAAGAAATATTAAAGTGCGGTAAAGATCCCGCATACTTCTTGAAAAATTATGCCCGTATATCACACCCGATGCACGGGTTGATTCTTTTTGATACCTACGATTTTCAAGACCAATTACTTAATGATTTTAATGATTATCGTTTTAATGTTATTTTGAAAGCTAGACAACTAGGAATATCCACGATTACAGCGGGTTATATATCTTGGTTGATGTTATTTCACAAGGACAAATCTATACTTGTAATGGCCACTAAGTTTGCAACTGCTGGCAACTTGGTTAAAAAAGTTAAAAACATCATGAAAAACCTACCAGAATGGATTCGCATTGCAACCATTTCAGTAGATAATAGAACTTCATTTGAGTTATCGAATGGCTCATCAATCAAGGCTGCATCTACATCTGGTGATGCTGGTCGCTCTGAAGCATTGTCTTTGTTGGTTCTCGATGAGGCTGCTCACATTGAAGGCCTTGAAGAGTTGTGGACTGGTCTTTATCCTACGTTGTCGACTGGTGGGCGTTGTATTGCTTTGTCTACTCCCAATGGCGTAGGTAATTGGTTTCACAAAGCTTGCGCTGATGCTGAATCTGGTGCAAACAATTTTCATCTAACAACGTTACCGTGGGACGTACACCCAGATAGAGATACAGAATGGTACAAAAAAGAAACCAAAAACATGTCCAAGCGCCAGATTGCACAAGAGCTTGAGTGTAACTTCAATACATCTGGTGAAACAGTAATTGACCCTGAATGTATGGAGTGGTTACTTTCAAACGTTAAAGAGCCTAAATATAGAACTGGGTTCGATAGAAACTTTTGGATATGGGAAGAGTTTGACCCCACTTGTAATTACCTACTAGTTGCAGACGTCGCCCGTGGCGACGGTGCTGACTATTCAACTTTTCATATAGTCAAACTGGAGACACTAGAACTTGTTGGAGAATATCAAGGAAAACCCACGTTAGATATGTTTGCTGGAATGTTAAATCAGATAGGAAGAGAATTTGGAAACTGTATGTTGGTCGTAGAAAATAATAATGTAGGTTATTCAGTCTTGGATAAACTGATCGAATCTAATTATCCAAATTTATACCATTCAATCAAATCTACACATGAATACATTGAACAATATCAAGCTGAATTAAGAACCGCCGCAGTTCCAGGGTTTACTACCTCTTCTAAGACTAGACCTCTTATCGTAGCGAAATTAGAAGAGTTTATCAGAAATAAACTAATTACCATATATTCTTCTCGCACAATAACCGAGATGAAAACTTTTATCTGGAGGAATGGTAAACCACAAGCTATGAAAGGATACCACGATGATTTGATTATGGCCCTTGCAATTGCTTGTTGGGTAAGAGACACTGCAATACAAAATAGCGCCAGAGATTTAAATTACCAAAAAGCGTTTGCTAATGCAATCATTACCTCTAGAACTACTATGAATACACAAATAAAAGGCCAAATAGGATACAAAGAAAAGGAATCTTTTGATAAAATGAATGAAGCAAGAAATATGTATAATGAATACAAGTGGATCATAAAGTGAGAAAATAAATGGCAAATGAAAAAGGCGCAAACCCCAAAAATAATCAATCTCAGTTGTTCAAATCTTTAACCAGATTGTTCTCGGGCCCAATTATAAATTATCGTTCGCAAAGCGGCCGACGGATAAGAAGACAACATTTAGATAAGTTCTCTTCAAGATTCAGGACTGCCAGCGGCCAACAATTTAAAAAGACCCATCACAGCCCCTTAGAGCAACTGGGCGCTAATGCTATAGCAAACCAGAGGCGTTCAGAAAGATATGTTGATTTTGACCAAATGGAATACACACCAGAAATAGCATCTACCCTAGACATTTATGCAGACGAGATGACAACTTATTCTGACCTTAGACCCATGTTAAATATTAATTGCGCAAATGAAGAAATAAAAGCGGTATTGGGTATCTTGTATGATAACATTCTCAATGTACAATATAATCTTTTTGGTTGGTCCAGAACCATGTGCAAGTATGGAGATTTTTTACTGTATCTCGACATAGATGATAAATATGGTGTGCAATCTGTCATTGCGATACCACCACAAGAAGTAGAAAGATTAGAAGGACAAGATGCTACAAATCCAAACTACGTTCAATATCAGTGGAACTCCGCTGGTTTGACATTTGAAAATTGGCAAGTTGCTCATTTTCGTGTTTTAGGCAATGACAAATATGCACCATATGGCACTTCTATTCTTGAGCCCGCTCGTCGCATCTGGAGACAACTTACACTTATGGAAGATGCCATGATGGCCTATCGTGTTATTCGTTCATCAGAGCGCCGTGTATTTAAAATTGATGTTGGAGGCATACCCCCACAAGAAGTTGAACAGTTCATGGAAAAGACAGTTACCCAACTTAAAAGAAATTCAGTGGTCGATCCTAGCAACGGCAGAGTTGATTTGAGATACAATCCCATGTCAATAGAAGAAGATTATTTTATTCCTGTTCGCGCAGGCTCTGTCACAGACATTCAAAATTTAGCAGGTGGCACTAACACAACACAAATTGATGATGTAAAATATTTGCGCGATAAATTATTTTCTGCACTCAAAATTCCACAATCTTATTTAACTATGGGAGAAGGTGCAACTGAAGATAAAACCACTCTTGCACAAAAAGACATCAGATTCGCAAGAACAATTCAAAGATTGCAAAGAGTGGTTATTTCTGAACTTGAAAAGATCGGTATTATCCACCTTTACACACTTGGTTTCCGCGGAGATGATTTGCTGGCATTTAAATTGTCTCTGAACAACCCTTCTAAAATTGCAGAACTTCAAGAAATTGAACACTGGAAAGCAAAATTCGACATTGCGGCATCTGCAACTGAAGGGTACTTTTCCAGGCGCTGGGTATCTGAAAATGTATTTGGTATGTCAAATGAGGACTTTATTAGAAATCAAAGAGAAATGTATTATGATCGCAAGCATGATGCATCGCTGCAACAGGTTGCAGAATCTGCAGCAGTCGGTGAAACTGCTGGTGCCCTTGGCGGTGGCTTAGGCGGAGGCCTTGGGGGTGATTTAGGTGGAGATCTTGCTGGAGATCTTGCAGCCACTGAGCCAGAAGAGATGCCAGCATCCCAAGCAACTGATATAGCTGGCGATACACCAGCCGATACACCTGCTGGAGAAGAATCAACATTACTAGCGGTACCGCCAGGATCTAGGCCTAGTAAAAAATTGAGTGTATATGATAAGGGAACATATATGCGCAAAGATGGCACAAACGACAAGAGGCCCGCGGGCAAACGCACTCAGGCATACTCATCAGTAGCCACACCAGAATTCAATACCCACAGAAAAAATAATTTAGGTTATCCAGAACTTAGTTCATTAGGCAGAGGCATTTTTACAGAAGAGGCATCTATATATTCTGATAGAGAACTTAGAGAAGAAGAGAAGATTATGGAACTCAACAGTTCGGTTAAATCTTTAATTGAAGTCTTGGAAACCAAAGAAAGTTTATTGACGGAGCACAAAGATGAAACATAACAAGAAACGAAACACTGCTTTTGTTTTTGAAACATTAGTAAAAGAAATTACTGCATCAATCATGAAAAATGACCATGAGCGCAAAGCAAAAGCTGTAGCCATTGTTAAGAAGCATTTTAAATCTGGGAGCAATCTAAAGAAACATCTTGAATGTTACAAATCTCTCTATGAAAATCAAAACCTTCCCACTAGTACATGTGAAAAAATTGTAAAAGAAGCAAACATAGCCAGCAGAATGATCGATCCGCAAGGGCTGTTCAGAGAGCAATCAGCCTTAATAGCCGACATAAACAAGGAACTCGATCCATCTGTCTTCAACAATTTTGTTCCAAATTATAAAACTTTGGCAACTATTGATCAAATTTTTAACACTAGAACGCCACCAAAAACCAAGGTTATGCTTGAAGGTCAGATAGTAGAAAACATGTCAAAAGATATTCTTTCAGAAAATAATCAAGAAATAGATTCGCTTACATTAGTGACTTTCATAGATAAGTTTAATCAAAAGTATTCTGATAAGCTATTAGAAGAACAAAAGCAACTTTTAAATTATTACATTTCTTCATTTACTGACAATGCGTTAGAACTCAAGATGTTCTTAAATGAAGAAGTTGGAAGATTAAAACAAGAAATCAACACAGTTACAGATTCTGATATAAAAGATAAAACTCAAAAAATTGTAGAAAAACTTGAGTCTTATCAAACTACCAATATTGATGAAAATGTTCTGCTAACTATTTTAAAAACACAACAATTAGTAGAGGAATTTAGTAATGGCAGTAGTGATTAAAGTAGGAAAACTATCTAATCAAAAAAAAGTCAGATTAGAATTAGATCTTAGACGTTCTATGAACGGAGATTTGATGATCTTTGATCATGGTGACATTGATATTGTTTTGTCTCCCAATAAGAAAAAGGTTGTTGTTTTTCCAAAAGAAACAATGACTGATTTAGTATATGGCGCGCAAAACAGGCTTTTTGCTTGTCTTAGAAAAAAGGGCCTTGTAATACCTGAAAGTATCCAAGCTGGCGCGTTTTATGGCTCCCTTGAAGCAACACTAGAAGAATCTGCTGACCCAGATGCTTCATCGGCTAAATTGGCACTAATAAATATTTCTAATTTTATTGATGAAGAGCGCCCGTACTTCGAACAAGTAGATGCTATTATATCTATGGATGATGAACACATGATTCATCCAGATGAAGAATACTCTACAGAACTTGGAGAGGTTCCACAATCTTCAGAAAAAGGCTCGATAAGACCTGGATACATTCGTGATCCTTATGCATATAATTACATGTACACTATTTGAGAAAACTTATGGATGAAATGAAATTATTATTTGAAAATTGGAACAAATTTATTAATGAAGAATTTGACGCCTGCCCAGAGCAACCAGTTGATATTGATACGTTTGTAAATGGACTTGAATTGGCAATGTTAGAACCAGAAGTACAAAAAGATAAAATTGAACAGATGAAAAAACAAGGTGAAAATGTTGAAAAACTGAACAATATTATGACTGTTGCGGGTTTAGTGGGTGGCGTTCCTGCCCTTGCAGCATCTGGTGGACTAGCCCTCGGAGCTGCAGTAGTTAGTGTATTTGCTAATGTGATTAATGATGTTCAACAAAAAAAGGTGAACACTAAAACATCTAACCTCTTACAATTACTCTGCATTGATTCTGCATTATTGGCAACCATTGACAACGACATTGAAAAAGTTTATTGGTCTGACAGTGGAATTCAGCAAGAAATAGAAAATTATATTAAAGTAGCCAGATCAAATGACACTCCTGACCCTATGCCAGATTTCACTGCTCATCTTGTTGATTGGTTGAATACAGATTCTTCTTCTCCGTATGCTCAGCAGGGAACTCCAGGATTGGACACTGATATTATAGTGAGGAAATAGTGGAACTTTTAACATTCATACTTTGCGCTTATGGACTTACGCAAATTATAGTATATGGAAAAATTTTCAATAAAATAAGACCAACCAAAGGCCGCGCTGGAGAATTATTCAGATGCCCAATGTGCATGGGTTTCCATGTCGGGTGGTTTTTATTGCTACTTTCTCCATTCACAGAACTATTTAACTTTGATGTGACGGTAGCTAACTTTTTTATTTTAGCTTGGCTATCTTCAGGAACATCTTATATCCTAAACATGATTTTTGGAGATGAAGGAATTAAACATGAACACAAATACGCAAACCCAGACTCTTGCCACTTGGACAAACAAGTGGATGCTTCAACCAGTTAGACGCTGCTGCAAGGGGTCCTAGCTATGGGTAAAAAATTATTAAGAGAATTTTATGAACTTTGTGAAGGCGGAGTTTGTCAAGATTTACTCACAGAGTCAGAAAAGAAATTTATTGCTGATGGCGGTATGATACTTTCAGGCTTGATGCAAATGTGCGATACAGAAAATGGTAATGGCCGCATGTATACCGAAAGTGTCTTAAAGCGCGAAGTAGGAAAATATCAAAAATTGGTTGAACAAAAAAGAGCCCTAGGTGAATTAGATCACCCTGATAAGGTGGAGGTTTCACTAGCTTCAGTCTCACATAAAGTAACTGCTATTTGGATGGAAGGTAAAAAAGTAATGGGCAAAATTCAAGTATTAGAAACACCCGCAGGAAAAACTCTAAGAGCATTAGTGGAAGGCGGTTGTTGCATCGGCATTTCTTCTAGGGGCACTGGCTCTCTTATTGAAAAAAATGGCACTTCTATTGTTGCTGATG